CTAGGTTTACTAAATGTTTTACCATTATATTTCCATTTAACAATCTTACCATCTTCTAAAATTTTATCTGCATGTAAAGCACAAGCCTTGGAACCGTTACCAGTATCAAACTTAACTCTTACTTTACCTACTTCATCTAACTCAACTGTTTCTAACCAACCAGTTTCTATAAGTGATTGTCTATCCCAATGAGCTCTATCTGTAATATAATCTATTACGTTAGCCATTAATTTTTCACCATCTATTCTACCAGCTGGTTCTGCGTCAGCATAATAATCTCTATGTTGGTAGCCTTCATAATCAGCACCTGATCCTGGACTACCATTAATCTCTAACAAATAAGGTTTATTTTTATGTATAATATGGTCAACGCCAACCATGTAAGCTCTGGATAATCTAGCCGCTTTTAATACTAATTCTTTTTCTTCGTCACTTAAAATATATGGTTCTGCCTCAGCACCTCTATGTGTATTTGATCTAAAGTCATACGAGCTGTGTATTCTTTTTGTACTAGCGAATATTTTATTATCTACTACAAAAGTTCTAATATCAAAATCACTTGGCATATATTCTTGTATTAATACCTCTGCTTCTAATTTCCACATTGCTTGTAGAGTTGCCACAAGACCTTCATAACTTTCAATTTTAATTACACCAACACCTTGAGTACCAGTTAATGTTTTTAATATGACAGGAAACTTACCACCAATCATATCTAAAGCACTTTTAATATTATTCTCGTTAGATACAAATGCTGTTTTTGGAGTTGGTATACCAAACTTCTCAAATAACAAAGCAGTTGTTAATTTATTATCGCAAGTCAACATCGCTGCTCTTGTATTCATCATAAATGATTGTGAGTTTTGAAATGACGATATTAAAGAAAGACCAGCTTCATCTTCTAATGCGCCACCTCTAACTATGCAAATGGTATCTCTACCTACAAAAGTATGTTCAGCATTTTTACCATCATAGTTATAGACAGTAAGTGTACCTTTGTCTTCATCTTTTGCTGTAATAATTGTTGATTTGGTATTTACGATTACACACTTAATACCTTTTTTCTTACAAGCTTTTGTTATAAGATCAGCAGTAGTGTTTTCTTTTGGGTCTTTTGAATCTGCCACAGTCACTATAGCAACTGTCATAGGTTTATCTTTACGACCTATATCTGTTTCTGTAATAAACTCTTTAAACTTCGGTACTTGCATTATCAGTATTATCCTTGGCTTCCACTTTTTTCCCTATATTATATTTTGCCGATAAGTTCCACTCTTTTTTTTCTTTAAAAGGTAATACTTTGATTTGTGATAATGGTGCTTTATCTTCTGACTTTGCTTTATCCACTATATCAATTAAATTCCAATCTTGTAATAAGATAGAGATTGTGTTTCGTCTTTGAATATCGTTTTGTGTTAAAGTTGCTTTCTTACCATCTAATGCAAATAGTTCTTTAAAATGTGTTATGAAATATTTACCTTGTTTGTGTAATATGTGGCAACTTTGAAATAATGTTTTATCTTTTCTACTTGCAACACCTATTCTAGTTAAAGTCTCTCTGATCTTTAAAAAGTCATCTGGTTGCTTTATTGTGACCTCTAACATACTGTCAGCGGACCAATTAATCGCTTCATCGCTCATCTTGTTCTCCCACCTTTAGATAAGGTATTCTTAATTAGTTCAACTTGTTCCTTAGTAAGTATATTGAGAGCATCTTTTGCCTTCTCATTGCTGTATCCATAATACTCTTTTACATACTCTAAATTCTTCAACTTGGCTTGTGATAACCACTTGCCACCAAATCGCTTCTTTTTTCTAATACTATTTATGTAAAAATGGAATTGTATTTTTTTGTCTAGGAAGTGATAGCCATTCATTTCGTTGGCTTGAGCAATACAGTCGTAGTGCACGGAAAGACACTTGTTTATTATGAAAGGTGGGTATTTCTTTTCCCAAGTTTCGTCTGTTGTGTCTAGTAAATTCTCTTTTGTAAAATTAATTGCGTTTAAATAATCTCTCAATTCATACATAATATAAAACTTTTAATTATTTTTTAAGATGTTTATTGTGTCCTTTGTGTGAGCCCATATAGTAATCGCCTGGTTCATAATCCCAAACTTTACCGTGATGACCTCTTACATCAGCCCAAAACATTCTCATTTTAACTAACCATTTTCTTAATAATGTTCTTCTTGCCATTTTTCTTTCTTGTAAAACTACCCTTACCCTTTTTAGGTTTCACCGTTCTACTTCTGTATTTCGGTGTTCTCAAATCAAGTGCTATTGGGTTTCTTTTTCTCATATTTAGTTTATTTAAATTTACAACCAGCCATAATCTCTGTTAAACAAGCGACCATATTAATCTCTTGGTCAGCAACAAATGCTGACTTGTATTGATAACCAGCGATAATCAAAATCGCCTGAGGTACTGACTTCGCATCTAACGTGGCATATAGCGTGTCATAGAGCGTCTTAAACAACGCTGAAGCCTCTTTGTCTAGGTTTTGTACAACCCACTTTCTCATATCATTAAAACGCTTCTCTTTAAGTATTTTTACAAGTTCTTTTGTATTCGCCTCACTTAAATTAAACAATATACCACTATCAATTTTACCTCTTACAGAATATCTTTGTAGTTCGTTTATTGTTCTTCTAAAATCAGGATAATACTTTTGAATTAACTCTGCTAATACCTTCTTATCAAACTCTATATTCTCATCTTTAAGCACACCCTCTAGTCTTTTAAGAAAGGCAGTAGCAGTCTTTACTCTTTGACCATTTACAATTTTAAAATCAACAACAGTGCATCTGGAGTGTAGAGCAGGTATGATTTTATTTTTGTAATTACAGGTAAAGATAAAACGACAATTCTTATAAAATGTTTCAATAAAGTTACGAAGCGCTGGTTGAACACTATCAGCATTCATATAATCAGCCTCGTCTATGATAACAACTTTATGATTGGCGTCTTCGGTAAGAGAAACAGTAGAGGCAAAGTTTTTGATTTTACTTCTTACAGTATCAATCTGTCTACCTTCGTCACTACCATTTATTATAATGTAATCACTACCTAGTTCTTCACATAAAGCTCTAGCGACAGTAGTCTTACCTGTACCAGCAGAACCTGATAGTAATAGATTTGGTATCTCTTTTTGTTTTAGAAATTGTGTAAAGGTATTCTTTAGCTCTTCTGTAAGAATACAATCTTTAATCTTTCTTGGTCGGTATTTTTCAACCCATAAAAAATCGGACATTTAAACCTCCTCTAAAATTCAGAGTCAGGTTCAAGCGCTATCCAATATTGTACAGGTTTATTTCTGTTTACAAAATGAGAAATCTTTGCTTTTGAAATCGCAACATCATAGTCATCAACAATTTGTTTAAAGTTTTCTGTTCTAAAGAAACCAGTAAACGATTTATCTGTTTCGCCTAAGTCAATAGAATACTCGTTAGATGATTTGTTTTTCTTATCTGTAGCAATCATTTTGATTTTTTTACCGTCACCTTTGACAGCAATGTCAGGTAGATTTAAAGTAGTCGCACCTTTCATTAATCTAGCAAAGTCGTCTTTCTTTAAAGTAAACGTGACGTGTTTATCTGGCATTGTAATACCTTTAGATGGCGATACAATAACAGATTTGTCAGCAAAGAAATATTTAATTGATTGTGAAGCTTGAGATATTTTAACATTTGTGCCACCATTAAATTTAAGTTCTGGTTTTTCAAATAGTTCAACCGATCTTAAAAACTCTGGCAGATCATATATCGCAAACTCATCTTCAAACTTCTCACTCACTTCAGCCTCTGCCAAAATGTTTTTCATAGTAGAGATAGTTTGTATTTTGTTTCCAGGTTTAACCAAAATATTTTGATTAATATCCGAAAAGTTTTTTAACACATTTACTGTGTCACTTGATAGATTCATATTCACTCCTTTTCATAATATAATATAAGTTTATCATAATTTAGTCTTATTGTCAATGTTATAGCTCAGATATAACATGCTCTGGTGATGATACTGTATAAGGGTCGTCATCATTACTTTCATTATTAAATCCAGGCTCTTCAAAAAATTTTTCTACTACACCATCATTAATAACAGCTGAATACCTCCAGCTTCTCATACCAAATCCTTGTTTAGGTTTGTTTACTAACATACCCATTGATCGTGTAAATGTACCACAACCATCTGGTATCATTACAACATTTTTAATTTCTAAATCTCTTGCCCAAGCGTTCATAACAAACGCATCATTTACCGATATACAATATACCTCATCAATTCCTTTATCTTTGAATTGTTGATGCATATTATCATAAGAAGGCAATTCTTGTCCAGAACACGTTGGTGTAAATGCACCAGGTAAACTAAACAGTACAACTTTTTTATTTTTAAATAAATCGTTTGTAGTGACATCTTTCCATTCACCACCGATAAGAGTACAACCTCCAGCTTCTTCGCTGTCGCCTACTCTAAATTTAAATGTGTGATCTATAATTTCCCACTTGTTCATAATATAAACTCCTATAATTTTTTATTCTATAATACACGGAAAGCGCTAAGAAGTCAAGTCTCAGCGCTTTCTCGTTTTAGATTACTTGATTTCTATTGTTCTAGCCTTTTTGTGTTCTGGTATTACTTTTTCCATAGACACATTTAAAAGACCATCTTTTAACTCAGCACCTTTGATTTCTACATCTTCAGCGATTGTAAAAGACTTTGTAAACATTCTTTTGGCGATACCTTTATGAAGCACACCATCGTTATCTTCAACCTCTTTCTCGTCTTTATCTTTGACAGATTTGATTGTTAAGACACTATTCTCAAAAGATACATCAATATCTTTTTTACCATACCCAGCAAGTGCCACTTGTATATCATAAGTGTACTTTCCTGTTTTGATTATATCATATGGTGGGTAAGTCGGTAGACTTATTGAGTCGTACTTATGATTGAACATTGACTCGAAGTGGTCAAATACATCATCATACCCTATTGATAGTGGTCTTAATTGATTGAAAATTGAAATTGCTTTATTAGTCATTATAACTCCTTTTGTTAAGCAAGTTTATTTAAATACAACCCATTATGGCGTTGTACAATTATTTATATAAGTACGATATTTTATTTGTCAACCCTACTTATAGAAATTCACTAGGCTGAGGATCCCTACCAGTTCCCTAGTGAATATCTATAAGTGCCACTTTTTTGTTCTCGCAGTAAGTGGCAAACCTGCGTTTTGCGACACCGAGATAAATCTCGGGCTTTTACACCGTCAAGGACTTACGAGTTGCCTGACCATAATATATATACATCAAAGTATAGTGTAAAACTTAATAACCTCTTTGAGCCTTTAACTTCTTTTGTGTTTTTTTCCAATTAGCAATACCTTCTTTTTTCTTACGTCTTTTTTTCTCTGACGGTTTTTCAAAGACGGACTTGGCTCTAAAATCTTTTATGATGCCTTCTCTTTGTACTTTCTTTTTAAGTACACGCATCGCTTGTTCTAAATTGCCATTTCTAACATCTACTTTAATTGACAAACTCATATACCTCCTCTCTTAAAAGTGTAATAGCGAGGGTGGCCACTACACCACCCTCAAGGACTACACTATGATTGATAGATTTAGTAACCAGAAGAATCCTCCTCGTCATCTGACTCACTATCATTGTCATTCATTTGTTCAGCTAAAGAAGCTTTCTTCTGGTCTTCCATAATGCTTTCAGCATTTGCGCCAGCGTCAACCTTCGTGTATAGCTCTACAAACGAATTCTTTGTGTCATCATCAAATCTATTAGTACACATTTGAATCGCCTTCATCTTATTGTCAAAGATAGCAAACGCTTGTGTTATGTGTACCAGTCTTCTAGTACTGATGATCTCATCAACACCACCGTCAAAGTAAGTTTTTCTAATAACGTCTGCCCAAGTAGTCAACTTGTCAACAAACTTATCATCTGTCTTACCAGCGGCTTTTAAAGTGTTGGTTAGTATCTTTTTTTCAATCTTAGCAGTTGGGTAAGATTGCTCAAAGGTAATTGGAAATCTTTCCAAAAACGCTTCATTTAAAACGTTTGTACCGATAAACTTACCGTCTTCGGAACCTTGACCTTTAGTATTCGCAGTAGCGATTACTGTAAAGCCATCTTTTGGTTTTACAAACTTGTTAATCTTTTTAA